GATATAAATCTGACCGTACTGCCCCAAAAATTCGGACAAATTTTTAATAGTAAAATTGTGCTCATCAGGATGAACAGATCCAATGTTATCATCACCATATGTGATAACATTGATTCGTTCCCTAAATGGTGGTGGATTCTCACGTCCGTTGTAATAATAACAACGCATGCCCAAACTACCAACGATCCCGTTCAAAACGACTGTCAATGAATTCCCACTAATGTGAGATCCTCTTGTTAGTCCAATCAAAACACCATCGTAAGCGATAACAGAATACACAATATCACCAACCATTGCACGCATAACTCTCAAATCTTCGTCCGTATAATCGCACTCTGCTGCTAAATCAATTAAGATCCGCAACGATGCGATCAACAATTGTGATGGAATCTTTTGGTCGTAACTACCATAATCTCCACCAACAATTCGTTCTTTGCCATATTTAAGGACATGCATATGCATCTCCTCCCATTCTGGACCATGGCAGTTAATACCAACTGCACATTCAGAAACAAGAGGATTCATTTGCAATATCCTCAAAATAGGCAAATAATATTTTCTGATCAAATAAGTCAATGAAATGGCGTTCCCATAAAAGATGCGACATTTCTCTTTTGCCAAAATTTCATCCTTTTTGCAAGCTTTCGCTATCGGATAAGCGCGTACTCCTTGTTTATAACATTTCTCGCACCTATCGATCTCTTGCATAATTTCATCAGAAAATTCCCTTTCGACAAATCCATCATCTCCCACCTTATCCAAACTTAGAAAATTTCGTTTCTTACCAGATAAAGGAAATCCAATAGATGTATCCATTTTAATGGCATCTACAAATCTCTTTCCTGGTATTCCACAAATATTTTCTTGATTGGTCAAAGGCCTTGCATCACGCCACAAGGAACTACGCACTATATCTAGTAGCGGTTTCTTGTAATCTACAACGGCTTTAACCAATAAAGCTTGAGGAAATGGTAACGCAGGATTTGCCATGTTAGCTAAACAGGTTTGCCACCCAAACCACGCTGGCTTCTCCACAGGTCCTCTATAAATATT